CTCTCCCTTATAAGTTCTCTCTCTATGCCCTAAACAAATAGCATCAATAATCATTCCAGAACATTGACCATATCTTTGTTGAGCATACAAGCAATAGCCACTAACCTGCATATTGGGGTCAAACTGATAAAAATAGTTGTAAGGAATTGAGCTAGTAGTCTTGTGGTCAAGAACAAAGATGCCAGCATTAGACTCAACAATTCTATCTATCTTTACAGTATATTCTATATTTCCTATATTGTAAGTATCAGTAATTTCAACTTCTAAGGTCTTTAAGTGAGTATCAGATAGTTCATTGGTAGGAGTCTGATAGTAATTATAATATCTGTCTAATAGTAGCAATCCATTGGCAGGAGTCTTGGCTTTTTCTGTATCAAGACCATTAAAGTTTAATGTGAACCAGTCCTTGGCCTTCTCAATGCTATTATCTTTATAGTAAATCTCTAATGCTTTATGAATGCAATGGCCAAAGTCCTGATGCAAGTCTCTTTCATCATACTTAATCTTCTTGAGTTTATCAATGTATCTGAGTTGATACTTTCTTGGGCAGGTGATAAAGGTTTGTAATTGACTATAGTCTATTTTCATAACAAGCTCCTTACTTTTATTATATAGTTAGACTTTAGTAAATCGGTACTTGCCTAATGCTTCTTTGGCAACTGGGATAGCCTTATCTGTATTAGTAACCTTATTAGTTATTTCAATAAACTCAGAAGTAGTAAGAGTATTCTGCAAGAAGCCCTTAATTAGAAGCAGGTCTACTCCAGCAGAAACAAAAGATAGAATCAATCTTAAGTCCTGTAAGTCCTCTTCAACATAAAGTCTGTAGCCATTATTCTCATCTCTTTTAACTTTGAGCAATCCTTGCTCCTCATAGAAGAATAATCTGCCAGGCTTGACTTCTTCTCCAAACTCTTGAGTAAGTTGAGTTGTTACTTCATTGGTCTGATAATACTTCTCAGTCATAAAATCCTCCTTTAAGCGTGGCAGTAATTATACTAGAACTTTATAGTTTAGTCAAGAGAATTTAATTCTTTCTTTAGGGTATATCTATCATACAGTGGTTCAATGGTAATCTTATAATACTGCTCATCGTCAATAAACTGCACAATTCCCTCAATACCTTTAGCGCAATAGTTTGACTCCTTAACTATGAAGTGCTTCTCCTGTTGTGGATGCACTAACTTGCACCATACATCAATCAAGTGGCTTAACATATCTGACCTCCTTTCTAATATGGCTATAATCAGTCAAAAACAGCTCAAATTTCAATTATCTAGCTTAGAACGAGTCCTAGCTTGACTTTTCCTTAAATCGCCCTTTTTGACGCAAAAACGCATAGTTGTGCTTTTCCAACGAAAAGTCATTATAATCCTTCTCTGACTTGTCGTAAATCTTCTTTAAGCTAAAGCCATCCATCCAAGCTTTCTTCTTCTTCTTTTTTATCTGTAGCATAATAATATAATCCAACATATGATTACAATACTAATAGCAAGCTTGACCATTAAGCCTCCTAGCCTGCCTCTCTTCCCACTCTAACCAATCTTCTACTGCAGCTATTAGGCCAAGCTCGTGAATATTCTCTTCAAACAACATTCTGCTAGTCTCTGGCAGGTCTCTCATAATATCCTTAGCAAGCATTCTATAATCCATATAACTCCTAAACTCTTGTATAGTCATAGTGCCTCCTACTTTTCTTTCTTTTCTTTTAATATCTCTAATACCTTATCATATGTTTCAAGACTGCCTTTCTTAAATCCATCATTGAATCCTATATCATAAGCTTTCTTGTAGAGCTTAGCATTAGATTTAATGTGAGACTCTATTAATTCCTTAAAGAAATTATTCTCTTTCATTTTTTCTCCTTTCATACATCTCTCCCAGAGACATCTCCCTAGCTTCTTCTTCTGATAACCTGCCATCATCAACAGCATAGTTTATTCGTTCCATAATCAAATCATAGTAAAGGTCTTTGTCTGTATCCATTTTTACCCCCTATTTTTTACTAGCCAATACTTGACATTTTTAACCCAGTTAGCATTTAACTTACTATCACTCAAGGGACAAAACCTATCACGCATAAATTCAATAAAGCACTTTGGTTTATTAGCTTTAAGCCAGCGTTTATAATTATTGACTACTGATTGCCTGCAAATACGCTTGGCATAGGCAACATTGCCTTTAGTATCAATAGACTTGATTCCGTAGGGGAAATTGGTCTTTGCTCCACTTTCTGCTTTATAGATAGCGTTTACAACTTCATTAACGCTATAATTGTCAGCCCTAGCTACCCCTAAAAACAAAAAGAAAAGGATTATATTAATAATTGTTGCGGTTATAGTATAGAATTTTAAGCGTTGATAGTTTTCGTTATTCATAGTTACCTCGATTATTCTGTCTGTCTTGTTTCGGCGTCTTCACAAGACTCAATTGCTTCGCATTCAGTGCATTTCAAATGATAATATCTACAGTTCTGACAATAAACTTCTTCTGTGTATTCGTGATTACATTTCGTAGTAGAAGTATATTTTTTCATTTTATCCTCCTTTCGTTTTAGATTTAGTTCTATTTTATTATTCTTACATAAGAAAGCATACTACAAACTATAGAGTTTGTCAAGAGAAATCTTTGCTAAAACACAACTTTCTACTTAAGCCAATAAACCCTAATATATAGGTAAGTCTATACTATATCCATAGTAGTCATTATAACCATATCTAGCTAGACAGAATTAACTTGACTCTTATAGATTAACAATTATAATAAAATTAAGTATATAGAATTGTAACAAGCTCAACCCAGCTTATATTAGACAGGAAGCTCGCACAAAAAACTGACGGTTAATAACCAAAGAGAGAGCTTATTCCATTTATCAATATGAGCTGGGATTTTTTATAACTTAATAAACTTAAATGTATAAAAAGCAATCTTGGAGAAAGATGAGAGCAATACTTACCTCATTAAAAAGAGGTTCAAGTATTGAGGCTTCTTGTAGTGCTGCTAATGTTTCTGTAGTATCATTCTGGACTTGGAGAAAAAGAGACGCTAGGTTGGATGAATTAGTCAAGTCTATTTATGAGTCAAGAGTAGCTATAGTTGAAGATGTTTTGTATGAAACAGCATTGGATGGAAATACTACAGCACAAATATTCTTTCTAAAGAATAGAGCAGTTGATAGGTGGCGTGATAGAAATGAACACGAAGCAGTTAATGTAACTAATACAGTCTACAATATCCAATCAAAAGAATTGTTGTCGAAAGATGACAAGGAATTAATTAATGCCAATCAAAGGCAACACTCTAACAATTGATATTGGTTACCATCCGCTTGATAAACAGGCACAATTCCATCAGTCAGACGCAAGATATAGATTATATATAGGAGCTTGGAGAGCAGGAAAAACATTTGCTGGTTGTCAAGAAGCATACAAGCATTCTTGGTTATATCCTGGTAATGTAGGCGTTATCTTCAGAAAAGATTTTACAGACCTCAGAGACACCACAATGAAGACTATGCTTGAAGTAATTCCACCAGAAGACATAAAATTATTCAATAAGTCAGAACATAAATTAGTTACTCAGAGTGGTTCTGAGATATACTTCAGGCATCTCAAGGATGGACTTAAGCTTGGTTCTCTATCACTAGGCTGGTTCTTTATTGACGAAGCTGAGGAAGTAACTGAAGAAGTATTTAATTATTTGCAAGGCAGAATCTCGTTGAAGAATACAGCGTGTAAAGGTTGGCTAGTAAGTAACCCTCCAAATACTGACCACTGGATTTATAAAAGATTTGAGAATAATCCAGACCTAGACTATGCAACATTCCACGCATCTACTTATGAGAACAAGGATAACCTGCCAGATTCTTACATAACAAGCTTAGAGAAAATGCCAGAGTCTTGGCGCAAGAAATACTTAGAAGGACAATATGGTTTTACTCCTGACGGTGACCCATTCTATCAAGGCTTTATCGAGTCTCTACACTCTAGAGACCTTTCATATAATACCGAGAAGGTCATCTATCGGGCTTGGGATTACGGATTTCGTCATCCTTTCTGCTCATTTCATCAAATAGATAGTAAGGGCAGATGGCTCGTCTTAAAGGAGGTTATGGGAGAGAACCTAACCATTGATAGATTTGGCTACTATATCAAGACTCTATGCAGCGAATGCTTTCCTCGTATGCAGTTTGAAGACTTTGGAGACCCTGCAGGGCTACAGAAATCAGATAAGTCTGAGAAGACATCTGTAGAAATCTTAGCTTCTATGGGTATCTATTGTGTTTCTAAACCTTCTACATATCGGGAACGCAAGGAAATCATAGAGAGGAAACTTGCTACTCTCATTGACGGTATTCCTGCATTGGTTATAGATAGGAGTTGCAAATGTATCATTGATGGCTTTCTCGGAGGCTATCATTATCCAGTAAGGAAGCAAGGACAAGCATTTAATCCAGCCATATTTGAAGTTCCATTCAGAGATGGATTCTATGAGCACGGTATGAACTCCTGCGAATACTTTGCAGTGAGTATGTTTCAGGGAGCTGAGTCGATAGAGACTGATACAGAAATACATTATAAGATAGTCGGAGACTTAGGAGATATTCGTTATGATGACGAAGATAACTCTCATAGTTCTAACTATAACAGGGTTACTGGTAGTTAATATGACTACAAAGAAAACATTAACTCAAGAAGACTACGCAACTCTAAGAAGATTAGCTTATGGAGAAGCTGCAGGAGCTGGTTATGATACTATGAAAATGGTAGTGCAGTCTGCTGTTAACAGATTGAGGTCTGGAAGAAAAGAAAAAGGCTTTAGAGGTAGTCTACAGAAGATAGCAGAAGAAGGCTATTATGCAGTCAAGAATAAGAACAAATCTTATATGCAAGCATTAGAAGGAAACTTCAATGACCCTATATCTAAGAAAGCTTGGCAAGAAGCAGATAGAGCTGTAAGGGATGTTATTGATAATAGAGACTTCGGCAATGTAATGTTCTACTTTACTCCAGAAGAGATTCCAGTAGTAACTAAGCAAGGATTTGATTTTACTCAAGTCAAGCCAGTAGGTAAGCAAGGCAACTATCAGTTGTTTGCTTATCCGTTCTCAAGCCATTATCAGAGAGGAGAGTAATATGCCATTAAAGAAAGGGGAATTCAATTCTGGAATAAAGAATTTAAAACCATTCCCTAAAGGTAAAAGTGGCTATCATCATAATTTGAGAATAGTTAAATGTCAATTTTGTGGAAATGATTTTCCTACAATTGGACCTTGTGCTAAATATTGTTCTACAAGATGCAAAGAGAAATGTAGACCAGACAATCAGAAAAAGGATTTTATATGTGAATTCTGCCATAAAAGATTTAAGAGAAGAGCAACTAATAATGTTGGAAGATTTTGTAGTAGACAATGTTCTGGTTTATGGAATATTGCGAATGGAAATCTAAATTATTTTTATAGAGCATTCCTATATTTACCTCATCGATGTGATATTTGTAGTAACAATGATTTTTCAGTTTTACTTATTCATCATAAAGATAGAAATAGAAATAATAACTTATTGGAAAATTTACAAATATTATGTGCTAACTGTCATTATAAAATACATTTTGGAAATGGAAGAGTTAGACATACAAAAATAATTCCGATAATTAATTATTTAAAAACTAAGGAGGTGAATAATATTGCCATTACGTAAAGGTAAAAGTAAAAAAGTTATATCATCTAATATTTCTGAACTAACAAAAAAATATCCAAAGAAGCAAGCAATAGCTATAGCATTTAGTAAGGCAGGTATGCCAAAGAAGAAAAAGAAGACGCCACATTATAGTATGAATTAAGAGGAAACTATGTCAGAGTATAAAGACAAAAGCAAGACTCCACATTACAAGGTCGATAACAACTTAGATAAGAATAAAAATATAGATGCCTTAAATCCAATAGTTAAAGAAATCACAGATATGTGGGATGACTGGGATGAATATTGGTCAACTAGGTTAAGCGACTTTGAGAAGTATTATGACAGATGGATTGGCAAAGCACCTAAGAGAGACGAAGATTGGCAGTCTGCATTTCATAAGAGGCTTACCTGGCAGGCAGAGAAAACTCTTGTAGCTCGTTATCATTCAGCATTGTTTCCAGTATCAGCTCCTATAGAGGCAGAGGCAGTAGAGGTTAATGATGAGATGCAGAGGATACTTGCCAAATCATTAGTTGGTCATTGGTTCAAGCTTGGTAAGTTCACAAAAGAATTCCTATCAACAATGCGTTCTGCAGCAATCTTTGGCACAGGACTATTTGAAGACGACTGGTATGTAAGGAAAGAGCAGATAACTGAGAGGACAGAGAAACAAATCCCAGACTTTAGAGCATTGGTTGATGTTAATGGTGAGAAAGTATTAGATGAGTATGGAAACATTAAGGCAGAGCAAGTTGGATACAAGACTATATCGCAAGAAGAGAAGAGATTAAAAGTAGTAGAGGATAGATATAGAATTAGGAAGGCAAATATCTTTGCTTGGAGGGTTCATCCTTACAAGATTGATGATGATGATGACTATCCTGTAATCAAGCAGGAGTTCATTACATATGATGATTTGCTTGAAAGACAAGCAGAGGCAGAGAAGTATGGCTACACTAAGTTTGACAATATGGGTTTGGTTGAGCAAGACAAGACTAAGTCTAAGGAAGAGGATTTAAAGAGATTGCAGAAGGACGGAGAGTATATTGATGATGATAATCCCAGAATAGAAATATTGCATTATTGGGGTTTGTATTCAGATGAAAGCATTGACAATAAAGGTAAGAAGAGTTACTCAGATAAGAAACCAATGTGGATTATGGTTGCTAATAGGAAGCACATACTAAAGAAACAAGAAAATCCCTACTGGCACAAGAAGCCACCACTATTCCATATTGTATGGACTGAAGATGAGAAACCTTCGTATTATGGAATTGGATTAGCTCAGATAGGTGGAGACTCAGAAGATAGGGCTAATGTTAACGTCAACATAAGGACTGATGTTAAGAAGAAGTCAATTAGAGGTTCTGGTTGGTACAATGCAATGGATAAGAAGATTAAGAAGTCTCAGTTGCAATCTAACCTACCAGGGTTAATGAGAGCTTGCTCGGATGTCAATAACGCAGTCAAGTATGATTTGCCTCCAGGAGTTGCTCCAGAAGATTACAAGGAAGAAGAAGTGGCTGTAAACGACCACAGAGAAATAACAGGAGCAACTACATCATTGCTACCTACTGCGGATGTAGGACAACAGCATAAGACTTTAGGCGGTATGGAAATAATGGTTAGTCAGGGTATGCAAAGACTAAAACCAGACTTATCAATGATGGAAGTAATGGGTATAAGGAAGATTGCTAATAGGGCATTCTTATTGACAAGGCAGTTTATGACTAAGAATGAAACTATTCGGTTAATTGCTTCCGAGAGCCAGTTAAAACAATTTAACCTAACAAAGATTTATACAATGACTCCTAAAGAGTTGATGGGAGGAATGCATTTCTTCTGCACAGGCCTATCTGAGTCAATTGATAAAGCTCAGAACATTGACAAGTTATTAAAGTATGCAGAGATGACTTCAAAGGTTCCAGCTATGCAGGCAGTAACCAACTATCAAGCAATAGCAAAGAGAGTAGCTCTATGGTTAGGATTTGAGGATGTAGATGAGTTTGTTCAATCGGTAAACAATATGCAGATACCTATTGCTCAGGCTCAACCACAGGGATTGCCTCCAGGTATGCCAGGTCAACCACCTATGCCTCTACCAAACCAGCAACCTATGATGAACCGACCACTTATGCCTATGGCTCCACCTCAAGGTATGCCTCCACAGATGCAACCAGGTGGAAATGGAAATAGGCTGCCTCCACAGATTCTCCAGATGATAATGCAGAATATGATGCAGAAACAAATGAGAGGAGGTAGATAATGACTTGTAAGACTAAAGGAAAGAAAGTGGTAAAGAAGGGTAAGAAGAAATAGTTTATTAACCAATTAACTAAAGGAGAAACAAATGCCAGAACCAATCCAAACCCCAGCATCACAGGGTGGAGCGGCTGACGATAAGCAATCGGCAGGCACACCGCCTCAACCAAGTATCTACAAAGATTTACAAACAAAGAAAGGTTTTAAATCCGAAGAAGACTTAGCTAAATCATATGTAGAGGCAGAACAAGAACTAGGTAGGAAAACAAATTTAACTAGCAAGGTAAAACAACAACTAGAGACAGCTGGCTATACGATTAATGATGCTGGAGACGTTATTCCAGTATCTGGAAGTTCTCATTATCAAGCTCCTCAAATACCTTCGGTTCAACAACAATACCAGCAACCACAAGAAGTTGTCTATGACCCTTATACAGGACAACAAATAACAGACCCAATATCTCTGCAGTTAGCAAAGTTGCCAGTAGGTCAGAGAGAGGCTTTGGTAGTTAATGCAATACTCGAACAAAGAGATAGGCAACAAACATCAAGTTATCAAGCAGAGGCAGAAATATTATCCAAGCCAGAAGCAAAAGGATTTGAAGATGATGTCAAAGATGTAATGAGAAGTATGCCACTACAGATGAAGGCTGATAAGAAGAATTGGGAAGACGCATTGCTAAGAGTAAAAGGAATGAAATATGACCAAGCATTAAGAAATGCTTCTCAGCAAGGCGTAGAACAGTTTGTAGCAAAAGAAGGTTTGCAAATGCCTCAAGGCACAGGTGGAGATTCAAGCAATGCAACACTTTCATCAGAGCAGGAACAAGTATATAGATACTACCAGCAAAATATGCCTGGCTTATTTAAAGACAAAGCAGCATTTGCACGAGCTAATAGACCAGACGGAGGAAGATAGTGGGGCATCCTTCAAGGACAGCTAAGCAAGGACATTTACCATCAGATGATGCTGTGTCAAAGGGCATCAATCAAGATATAGGTCCTTACAAAACAACCAAAGATGTGTATTGTCGGCAATGTGGCTTTATTTGCAATTTAGAAAGAGATGCAAGAAATATTGATGAATTTGCTGGAGAAACAATCTCTCAGGGCACTTTAGTTACAGACCACGGTTATAGAACAAGAGCTCAAAGAGATACGGGTGATGAATATGGTGGAGATGAAAGAACGACAACAACCTTAAGCAAAGAACTAAGCAATGGTTCTTTTGAAGATTGGACAGTAGGTGCACTAGATTACTGGACTGCATCTGGCACTACTATATCAAAGGAGACTACATCAGGTTATTTTGATGACTCTGATGATGGAGTTGCAAGTGCCAAAATAGTAAGAAGTGGTTCCGATATTTCGTTGAGCCAAGTGATGAGTACTCCCTCTGACTTTAATGCAAATACAATTACTTTCAGGGTAAGAGTCAAATCATCTGCGAATGAAGTCATTAGACTAAGAGCAACAGTAAACTCTGTCAACTATGACTCTTCGTATAACTACGCTCAACAGAATTTCCAAGAACTATCTGTTACTGTAGTATGTCCAGCAGTTGTAAGTTCCTTAACTGTTTATATATTGGCAGATAATGCCAATGGTACCGCTTACCTAGACCAGGCTATTTTGGCTCGGTCAGGCAATACGACTACTGCTACTGTTTCGGCGGGATGCCCGATGTGCGGCTCCTATAATTATTATTGAGGATAGATGAAAGAAATAAATGAAATTTCTACCAATGATGCTATTTATATAGCAGGTTTATTTGATGGAGAAGGATGTATTTCTCTTACAAAATGCAGCAGGATAAAAGAGAGATATAAAACTCCTACTTTTACTTTACGAGCAAGGATAAGGATGACTGATAGTAATATTATCAATTGGTTATATATTACTATTGGTGGAAATTATTACGGAGAAAGAAATCCTACTAGTCGTAGAATAAAATCTCCAAATGGTAAACCCTATTTTGAATGGGGTGTTGCTGGTAGAAATGCGATTGAATTTCTTAAACAAATTTATCCTTATTTAAAAGTGAAACATCTACAGGCTGAAATTGCTTTTAAATTTGGCAATACTATTAAATATTGTTATGGAAAACTCCCTAATGATATAGTAAACCAAAGAGCAAAATTAAGGTCTGAAATGATTTCGCTTAATCATAGGGGTCTATCTACAATTACTACTAAATAGAAGCAGAGTAGTTTTTAACTAAAGGAGAAATATAATGGATATATGTATGAACTATCAAGAAGGAATTATGAAGCTACCTGTATATGGAACGCTTTATAAAGGACAAGCTGTTAAGTGGGGTAATGATGCCG